ATGCAAAGTGGATTAATACCGAGCGTATGCAAGCTGAGATGATGAAACTTGATTATGGTGACTAACTGCCGAGGGTTGCTCGGTAGTTGAATGGCAGAAACTGCGACAAAACTGCGACAACAGCGCCTTTAATAAATAGTTATCAAATTTTAGACAATAAAAAAACCTGCCCGAAGGCAGGTTTAGTATAGGTTTGAGACTATTTATTCACTATCCGAAAATGGTGGGGCTGGAGAGACTCGAACTCTTTTTGATGGCAGTTAATATAAATCAGTTAAAAATAAACATAATTAAATCATATGTTTATAAAAAATGGTTTTGGTTGATTTAAACTGATTTACTGCAAACTGCGCCAAAAACTGCGTCGTGATTTACGCTTTACACTTAAAGCCAATATGCTCAGCGAGGACATCTGCAATCTCACGCGCAATCAGCCATTTTTTGGCTTGGTACGTTGCAAGCTCTTTTGGATTAGAGATAAAAAATAGCTCTAAGATTATACCACCTTCACGTACATAGCCTAGTCGTGAGTGTTGACCGCTGTTTTCTGGTTTAAAGCCGCCAGCAGGACCTCGTACTGGAATGCCCATCACATCGCTGACTGCTTCGCATAGTTTTTGGCAGATGTCTTTATCTTTTGGTTGTGCCAATGCTTCCACGCCACCAGCTGTAGGCAGGTGAAAAGCGTTACAGTGAAACTCGATAGCGACTTCGCCTTGCTTGATGAGTTTGATCGCTTGTCGCAGTGTCTGATTGTCATTGCCACGCCCATCGGTGACAACATCAATGCCTAAATCTTTTAGGCAATACGCAACGATATTGCGCATATCAGTTGTGATTTCTGCTTCGGTGATATTGCCGTTTACTGCGCCCGGGTCAGTATTACTATGACCGGCGGTGATTACTACTTTAGCCATAACTTTTACCTTATTTTAGACATTAAAAAAGCCCCAAATTTGGGGCTATATTTAATGCTGATTGTTATTTGTCTTTATCTGCAATGCGTAGCGCATAGTGCAGGGCGTTAAGTGCCATAAGCCCACGTCGGTAGTGACTTGGTTTGACATACGGCTGGACAATCTCACTATTTTTGATAGCGATGTTTGTCAGCTGACTTGCAGTTTTAATTAAATTAAATCGCATAATTTGCTCCTGTTAGCTTTTAAATTTTGGCGGCCAAAGTGTTTTAAACTTGATTGGCCGAGGGATTGTAAGCTGCTTCACGTAAAGAAAATTATTAACCAGCATGATTAAACTGAATAGCGTTATCGCAAAAGTTGGCACATAGTTGCTGCCCCAATCTGCCCATACCAACACCAACCAGCCGACCGCATAAAGGTGCAATTTTGCGGTACAAATAGCGCCTCGCGTGTTAATTGTCTTTATTAGAGTGATAATGATACATAGCGCCAACCCTAGGATCGGTATTGCATGATTAACAATATTAAACATTGAACACCTCCTGATAAGCAGACTGCCAAACCGAACTAGTATTCAGCTCGGTTTTTAACTGCGGCACAATTACAAAAGATGCGACGACACTTGTCAAAGCTACAGCCAGTAACTTAGTCGCATGCTCAGTAACTAAATCAAGCACAGTACCTAGAAACTTAATAGCGCGGTGGACAATCAGATCAATCACCGCATCGTGCAGCTCTTTGTTGCTAATCAAACGCCCTGCTAAGTACAGTAAAATTGTGCCACTAAACCCCGCAACCGCAGCAGTCAACATCATTAGCCCAGGTGATGGCTCTGTAATAAAGGTTGGTAGCACAACAAACGAGATGACGAATCCTACTATTAAGGCGGTGGTAAACTTACTTGTCTTAGTGCCGCGTGCGCGCATATAGTCAGTCGTCAGTGATAAAAACGCGCTCGCAAATGTCAGAACAATCATCGCAATGAAAAGAAACCATAGCGGCAACTGCAAGTAAAAAAACAAATACGGCTCATTGAGCTGCATATTGAGACTTGCCGCATTAGCTGCGCTTGCTGCACTGGCTGCGGCGCCCATCGCTGATAACGCAAGTAATTTTGCCGTGGTAAACACGGCTAGATTTTGCGGCATACATCCTCCTCAAATTTTAGATGATAAAAAACCCCAATTAAGGGGTTTCGTTTCAATTGCTACTGGGTATTACTGCCCCCAATTTTCCCATATAGCTGCTGGGTCAACCCATGACGATGCTGACTTATCATTACCCTGTTCGTTAGTAATTTGTAATACACCTGAGCCTTGCAATTTAGTAAGTAAGTCGTTAAATTTTACAACAACATCAGCCTCACTTGTAGCGTTAGCGACAAAAGGGGTTTTGCTAATATCTCTGTTATCGAGTACGTTTTTAAACTTAATTTTAGCAAACCGATGATACTTAGTTTGTACATAACCATTTGCGTAGTAAATATTACCTGCTGTCGCTTGTTGCCAATACTTAGATATCTGAAAAGTCTCACTGTAGGGATATGGTGAGGCATATAAAGACATATTATTAAGTGACTCAGCTACAAAATAATAGATAGTCTTCTCGTCATCAATTGCAAGCCAGTGACACGTTTCTGTGCTTGGTGCGCTCTCACGCTTGAATGTTAACGGTCTGACTAACGCCTTACCTGCAATATCCTCTTTAGTACTAATAGCCACTAGATGAGTAGGTGGTTGGTCACCCGAGCCAATAAGTACTGTATTATCGCCGCCCTCTACCAACCCATTTTCACCTTCGAAAATCTCAATTATACTTGTAGGGTATGGCAGTGTTGTGCCTACATCGTCATGACGCCCTGTTGACCACTGAACCCATGTATCTAAGCCAGCACTTGCAGTAGCCGCCGTAATAGTCAACTTATTAATACCTTGACCACCCCCGTTTGACGCATCACCCCACACTGCCCATAACACATTAGGGTCAATAGGTGATGGATATAAAAAGTGTACGTGTCTTGCTCCTGTTGCACCTGATGTTGGCTTCTCAATAGACGTTGACCACACGCCTGTACTGATATTCATCTTATGTATTTTAGGCGCTGATGGATCACCGTATTCGCCCCACCACAAATACCCTTTGAAAATAACTAAAGGCGCGTAAGAATCTAAACCTGTCGCTGAGCGTAGAGGCGGAGAAATATCAGCAATGGTGACAGCGCCTGTAGATGGTACTGTGATTTTAGCCACACTGCCATGAGCTGTTGTGTAGATGATTAGCGTATCACCATCCCATCTAATAGCGCCATGAGCAACATTTTCTAGATAAGGTTGCGACTCGACATCTGGTAAATTACCACCTATCTTATCTATAGTTTTACCTCCATCTGTTGATTTTCCAAACCAAATATCACGCTCACCGTAGATGCCCGTGCGGTGCATATAGTACAACTCATTACCATTACCGCATAAAAACGTATAGTCAGAGCGATACTCTAAAGCCCAGTTAGACGGTAAGATGGGCTGCAAAACTTGCTTATATTTATGTAGCTCGAACGCTGGGAAAAACCCTGTTCTATCGGTTAATGGGTGAGATAGACGAGGCGCTGTAATGGGCATTGGACGCTCTGCTTCATCATAGCCCCGATAGTAAACACCACCGCCATATTTGATAGCCAAGCAGTCAGTTGCGTTGGTTTTAAACCCAATACTGTAACGTCCAGCTTGCATAACTTTATGCTCGAAAGGCATACGCAATGAGCCAGCTTTGTAGATAGGCACTTGGTCAGTGCTTGAGATGCGAGGTGCTGTGCCAAAGCCATTATCTAAAGGATAAATAGTACACTCAACCCACGCAGGTTGTGCGCTTGGCAATTTTGTTATATCAACAGATACACTGCCCAGTATAAATGGCTCATCGACCGTAAACTCCATGTATAGACTGTTACTGAGTAGCAAGCCCATGCCGTCTGCTTTTAAGTTAAAAATACCTTGCTGCTTAACTGATTGAGTAGCAAGAGCAAAGGGTGCTGTAGTTTTAATATCATCAGCGTCAAAAACAAGATTTGGGTTTGCTGTTGTTACATTATAATTAAAACCAGCGTAGCTTTTGGGGCTATAGTCAATCTCAATAGTGCCATAAAATGATTTATTGGCTACTGCGCTGTAAAAATTAAAACGCACCACCTTTGACTTGCCATTGTCGCTAATAACCTGAGCATAAGTAGTTGACTCAGATACGTTTAAAGGTATTATTTCATCGTTACTAGTGACACTTAGATTTGTAAGCACATAATCGTTGTAATTAATAATAAAGCTAATCTTATTACCAGTTTCTCCGTGTATCTCTAATCTTTTAATAAAGTCAAAAACCATAACCTCAGCAGTGGTTAGCTCTGCAAAATTAATTGGCGTGATAATGTTTGCTGCTAATGAGCTAAAAACCTGCCGAGCATTGACCAGACCACCAGTGGTTAGCTCGTCTTTTATACTGCTAATTGCCTGTGCTGATGGGTCATACGCACTCTTAACCCAAGCACCAGCAGTTTTAATATACAATCCGTTATTGATAGTATCGTCAGTGACCTGAGCGTACTTGCCGTCAACTAATGCGCTTGCTGTCATTAATGCTTTGGTAGCAAATGGCGTGGCAGGTAACGCGCCGTTTTGAAACATGATATTAATAGCTCTTTCAGCAGACGGGTACGTATTTCCAGTGCGGGTCGTCACTATCGTATTTTCATCGCCGTTGGCAGCTTCACCTAGCGCCTTAATATCTAAGTGGCCATTGGCCAAATCTTGCATCGTGAGTATATCAGCCACGTTTATTGCTCCCATAAAAATGCCCCGCTAGATGCGAGGCTTTGAGTGTTTGTTATTGGTTAGGTGATTAAGCCGTTTATGAAGTCTTTGTCGTTTGGATAGTACTTATCGGTATAGTTGATACACGACAAACGATGAGACATTGGATTATCGCCGGGATCTTTGGTCGTCACGATATAGTTATCGCGGTCAAGGTCATCATGCAATACTAATTGATAAGTAGCGCGCACCACTGCATCCCAAGAGGTACTGATGGGTTGTGATGGCGCGCGGGTTAATATCACTGCATTTGGATTAGCGCTTGGCGTGCAGCGGATATTATCAACGATACCGGCAACGGTTTGCACAAACACGGTACCTTCCGCTTTACCGCCAAAATCAACACTGTCACTTAGCGTCAGAACGACTTGACCGGCGCCATTCACTTGCAAAGCTTCGACTGCCCCTTGCTGTGTATCAGCGCGGTATTGGTCAGCCACATTGATTTGATTGGTCGGTAGCACAATGCCGGACTCATCAGCGGCGGTGAATGAGCAAGTCTTATAAGCATGTTGGTTTTTCCAGTGCCGACGCATCATGTGCATGTGTGCTTGCACTTTATTGCGCACGCCCACTAACTCCTTATTTTTCGTATCAGGATTGGTGGCTGAGCCGTCTTCTGGATAACACAGTGTTACTTTGGCATCATCGACGGGGTCAGTGTAGGCAACTTCAATGCCATCATAATCATTGCGTGGACCGAACGACTCACTGTATTCAAAGCTGTCAGGCGTGATGCTATGGCTGTTAAAAGTAGCAACTGGGTAAGCTTCAGGTCGCTCAAAATGTAGACAGACTTTGTTATTGATGCGATAAGCGGTAAAAAAGCCCGCCATCGCGACGGTCTGTATCATCTCCTCTGTGGTGATATCTTTACTATCAAAGGTTCCGCAAAACTGAGCACACAAGTCAGTGCCAAAGTAGGCGATTTGCGCATCCACTTCCGCTTTGATTTGCACCATATCCAAGTCATCAGCAGTCATGTTGCTAGTCACGGGGTCGGTGGCAATGTCATAGATAACATCATCGATACGCTTAGACGGTATAAGCGCATCGTTATTTTGCCAATCACGCTCAAGGCGCTGCGCCAATACCGTAAGCTTGCGCTCTTTAATTGATAGTGCGCCCTCGGTGGCCAGTGTTTTACTGTATATCTTGGTCAGCCCTAGCGGACTATCATCGGCTGTCATTAACCTTGTGCCATAAAAGTCTTTAATCTTAATTTCATCGATGACTGAGCCAACATTACTGGTTATGACGTTCGATTTCCTGGCGACTCGAAAGCGCATTCGTTTGCCAACCGAGAAATTTGGATTTTCAATTTTTACGGTAACGGCGGCGCTTGCTCTTATTTTGTCATCTTTGGTGTACCTTGAGCTTTCATCATGGCCGCCAGGCTGCGCGCGCCAACCATATTTATCAGCATCTGGTGAAGATATAGTGAATATCTGTGAGTGCAGGGTGCCAGGCACGGGATTGTTAGTATTATCGACAATCTCACTCTCAATCTCACAGTAAATACGTAGACCCACCCAATCGCCATTCTTGCCGGTTTGGTAGAGCGACTGGGCAACGATATTCACATAAGCGCCGTCATGGTCTTTTAGGCTTGTGTAATGATAACCCTGCCATAAAGGCTTGGCTTCGGTTGAAAGTGTTACGGCATCAGTCGCGACAGTGAAGTCAGTGTTTGCGCTTAATTTATCCCAGTCTGCATTAGTGGCTGATGGGTTGGTTAGAAACAACTGTTTTTCGGTCACGCTGCCAATGACATATTGCCCGCTGAGATTGTAGGTAACTTCCTGAATATCAGGATCTATACCTTCTGTAATATTGTTGCCTGATTTTAGATTGTTTGCTCCTTCAACCAACAACAAATCACCTGCTTTATAGCGGTCTATAAAGCTTATCTGATCGTCAGTTTCTATGATGTTTGGATTTTTAAAGACTAAGCTTGTATCTTTTAAATACGCATTTGGTGCAATCAACACTTGGCCATTAACCGATGTATAACGCTTTACGGCCAAACGGCTAAATGCTGCTTCATCGGGCGAGAATGCAGAACCAAATAGAAAGCTTGGCTCATCATTCAGAGTTTTGTTAGGGTCAAACACCATGACGCTGCTGCCAAACACTTGGCTGATAGGCGTGGTATCGTCGAGCGCTTCTTTAACCAAATACCACCCGCGACCTATTACCATATAGCTAAACTCGACTTCGCGATTGTCGATATAAACGCTATAAGGCACAGCGACCAAATCTGGTACCGACCATACTTCTCCATAGATATCAGCAATACGGCCGCCTTGGCGCTGACGGTTGGTGCGCTGGGCTAAGGCATTGTTTGGGCTTGGTGGGGCATTGGCGGTGCTAGTAGGGACAACCGGCATCGGCATCAATAAGACGGCGGCGACGGTGATAAACGCCGACACCAATATTGGTATCCACGTTTCAGGGCCCGCAGGATAAGTGACGATATAAAATGAGCCACCTTGATCATTCAAAGCGATGATGTCCTCGGCTTTTTCAGGTGTTACATCGCAATCTGTATCCCATTTTTCATGATACCAGTAAGTATTTGGTGGCATGCCTTTTGGGTAGATGCCAGTGACAAGCTCAAACAAATCATCACCGCGCACGATTTTGCAGTCGGAGTTGTCGCAGGCATAAGCCATAGGATTGCGGACAACGATCAGTTCGATATTAGAGTGCATAATATTTTATCCGTCCGTGTTTCAGCGTGGCGATATGCGGTGGTACGCACTGCGGTCCCGATTCAGTCATGTGTATGATTTTGGCTTGGTGGTAAATACCGGCGTGCAGCTCCTTGCCATGCATCAAGGCTAAGCAAGGGTCGATAGGCTTATCAAGCTGCGCAAATTCTTTAAGCTTGGCAGTATTCACCTTGCGCTTGGTACGCCCCGTCATGAGGTCATCGACATAGACGCCCATGTCACGACCAGTAATGTCACGGTAAATATCAACGGCGAAATGCAGGCAGTTATAAATATCATCGTCATAACGCTTACTGTCGTATTTAGTTAAATCAAGCATGGGTTAAAATCCTCGCAGTGACTTAAACAAATCGATGGTAAAAATTATGCCAGTACTGGTTTTATTGAGCTGCTTGGCTTGGCAGGAGAATACCGCACCGCGCTTTTGTGGTTGGTTGTCGGTTATCTCTAAGCCACGCACGCTGGTCATGGGCGCCGTTAAATCACTGGTTAAATACACGCGGTAATTTAAGGTCGGCCTGACAGTTGAATGAGCGCCGCGTCGTAAGCGGTCAATCTCATACGGCATAACCTCACCGACATCGCCAATGCCAATAGTAAAGCTTTGCTGTAAGTCGTCAGCGGCTTTGGCGGCTTTGATGGTCAACGGCAATGGTTCATAGTCACGGTAACGGTCATCTTCATGCTTTACACGCACGCCATCTGCGTGATTGCGTACAAAACGATAGTCACGGCTGAATGATGGGTGTTTGATTTCGATACACTCAAGGCGCACGTCATCATGGCGACCGCGCAGCCAATACTCCATTTCTTTTATACTGGCCATCACACTACCTTATTTTTGATACTAAAAAGCCCGCTTGGTAGCGGGCGTAGGGTTTTATGTACGGTTAAAAATCAGTCTAAAGTGTAAATTTGACCGGGTGTTTTAACCTTTCCAGTTTCTCGGGCGTTAAGTGCTAATGAGTTATAAATACCTATGCTGATTTGATCATCAATCTGCTGTAGCGCGTGATGTTTTACACACTCAGCCGCCGATGAATTACCAAGCCTAATCAAGGCTTGTTCGGCTTTATCATATAGCTTGCTAATACGCGCTTTATGTTCGTCACTACCACTTTGGTTTATCGGATTAATTTTGGCACGTAAATTAACTAGATACTCATTTACCGTTTTTGATTTAGTCATGGCAACCTCTTATTAAATCTAAGTATGATAGCAAATTACAAACCTCCAAAAGCAGCGGGCAGATCTTCATTGACCAGTTTTGCTAGTAGATTGAAATATCGCTCGATCTGGCCGTCTGTCATTTTGTAGATTTCTAAAAAAGTAAGGTCGGCTTCAACATCGTACTTAATAGGTTTGGCAACCAGTGATAACTGCACGGTAAATATTTGGTCGCCAAGCGTTTGAACGGGTAGCGCATCACCAACGATACGGCATTCGTACCATTGGTGGTCGATATCATCAAGTAGTAGGTATGCCAAAAATGGCAAGCCTTCGTAGGCGCGCATAAACTTCAGAAAGTAGTCCCACTGTGCACGGGTGCATTTATAAGTGACATTAGGGCGATGAACTTTACCCACGCTGTCTTTGCGCTCACGAGGTAAGCCGACAATGGTTTCAGTGCTGGTCACGCTACGCGCGAGGCTAAAGTTATAGCCATCACGCTGCGGTTTTAGCATGAGCTTGGGCATTTCAGTCATTTTGTTATCCCAAATTACGCTGTAGGTGATAGTTGTTTTTTAGGGCCTTATTAAATTGGCTATACTCGTTGTTGACGTGCTGTGGCAGCTGCTTATTAAGCTCCTCGCCAACAATCACACGAATACGGCCATCATCATCTACGCGGTGCGATACAGGGACACCTGCATGGTTTTCGATAGTCATATTGATGACTGGGGCGGTTTTGCTATGGTAGCTGTCTGTATTGTCCAAAAACCGACTCAGCTTACGATTATCATCAGGCTTCACTACGCGCTCGTCTTTATCAAGGAACCAGGTGCCTTCCCGCGGTACGTTTGCAATACCATTGTGGGCTTGGCCGCGTAATGACGGCGGTGCTAGTGCCTGAATAGCAGCAGGAATAATACCTGTTTGCAATGTGGTAGTAGCTACGGCGCCAAGGTTAGCGGGGAAGGGCGCTGAACTCCACGCTTTAGCAATAGCTGTAAAGCTAGCTGATTGAGCCGAAACAAAATCATAAGCTTTTTGGATGGCAAACATTGCTTTATAGCCGCGGCTTGATTCGCCTAACACCATGCCAAACATAGCCGCGATAGAGCCGACCGTTTGCGCTTGCTTTTGCAACTCCATATCTTGAATACTTTGATTGTATTCTTCGGTCAGCTTCACACGCGCAGCATTGGCCTGTGCTTTTTTGGCGGTGTGCATATCCTCAAACGTATTGACGATAGCCATCTTATTTTCATAAGCGACACGCAGCTTGTCAGCTTCAGTCTGCGGCTGATTAATCTCTAATCCACTAAACGCATTAGCCGCGCTTTTTTGATCAGCCTCAAACTGCTCAAACCTTTTCTTGATGGCATTGGTAGCAGCTAACTGCTTAGCTAGCCCTTCAACTGCCCGCGTTTCATCAAGCAGCTGCTGTACCCGTTCACCGCTAGCGTTTTTAAATCTATCGGTGTATAAAATATCGTACTCAAGCGACGCAACTTCACTACTATTATTAAACAGTGCGCGTTTTTTAATCATTGCATCGATACTGCTTTGCACTGAATTATTAGCACTGGCTAGCTCTTTTGTAAGCTCAAGTTTTTGAGTGAGATTCCGTAGCTCGTCTGTATTAGCGCCTCGGTATTTTCCTACACTAATATCGTAATCAAGTGCAGCTAAAGCACTGTCAGTACCGAATAGCGCAATCTCACGCTTTAGATTTGCAACACCATCTTGCACAGCTTTTACCGCATCGGCTGCCATTTTTTGTGCTTCGGTGACGACCGCTTTTTTGCCTTTCTTGATACCGTTAGCCATACCTTCAGCGGTTTGCTCACCGACTTTCTTCATGACCCGTGATGGCGAACGAATATCAAGTACACTTTTGGCTTTAGCGACCGCGCTTGATGCCATGCTGCCAATAGCTGTAGCAACACCGCTTGCGCCTTGCTTAATGCCGTTAATCAAACCGTTGACTATATCTCTACCGACTTGCAGCATACGACCGGGCAATTCTCTGAGCGTAGTCACGATGGTGTTTTTGATATTAATAATTGCGCCGCGGGTGTTAGCCACACCTCTATCCCAAGCCGCTTGCATGGTCGCAACCGTGTTCAAGACATAGCTTTTTATCTTATTAAACTCAGCATTAAGCCCAGCACTGATAGCAGCCCAGTTTTTAACAACTAGATAGCCACCAGCCGCGATTAAGGCGATGGCTGCCACAACCGCAAGTATTGGACTGGTTAAGACAGCTAGTGCAGCATTGAACGTCCAAGTTGCTGCGGCGCCTACACCCGCCGCCACTGACCAACTTGCGGTTGCCACAGTCATCACACCTGCTTGCACCGCTGCCGCTGCTGCCTGTACTTTCAATAGTATCAATGGCGCATTTGCTGCAATCAAAGCCACTGTAAGCGCACTTACTGCTACGCCTAGCGCAATAAAAGCAGGTTGATTCTCACTAACGACACGTTTTATTTCATCCCAGTTTTGATAAACCAAGGCGCCTGTCGCAAGCAATATACCAAGCCCTAGCACTGTTAGACCCATCGTAGTGCCTAATGCGGCGTAGGCGAGCTTTAAACCGTCAACAGTAGTTTTTGCTGCCGTAAATCCATCAACTGCTAGCTTTAGACCTAAAACCGTGCCAATTAATGACCCGCCAATAAGTGTAATTTGCTGAATCAGTTCAGGATTTGCAGACACCCATGTGCCGACAATTGCGACCATAGGAGTCATCTTTAGCAGCAATTCATTTAATGCAGGTATAAAGGCATCGCCAAGACTCGCCACCACTCCATCTATATTGTTTTTGATTAGGACCATTTTATTGGCAGACGTTGCGCTGATTTTCTCAAACTCAACATCCATTGAACCAAAATAATCCTTGGTTGTATTGACAGTCTCACCAAGCATTTCCCAGTTGTTTTCTAGTACGCCGACACTGCCTGCGAGCATCGTTATATCATCGCCAAATTCTTTACCGATAATTAAGGCGTTCGTGCCGATACGTTTTGACTGCTCTAGCTTATTGATAGCCTCAAGATAAGTAATAATGGCCTGCTTACCATCGGTTGCGACCAGCTTACTAAAGTCATCAATATTTAACCCCAACTGCTCAAAGCCGATTAATTGAGACTTGGTGGCATTGTCCAGTGTAGAAAATGAAGTTAATAATGAATTGACCGCCGTAGAAGCAACCTCGGCAGGCTTACCCATGGCAATCAATGCGCCGGTCAAGCCTAACGTTGCGTCCTCTGACAAGCCAAAGACTTTAGCGACACCACCGACACGTTGCAGTGAATCAATGAGCTGGGCGGCGGTAGCAGGGGTATTGTTTGATAGCGTATTAATCGCATCGCCAAGACGGTCGATATTTTCAATAGGTATCTGAAACACGTTAGCAATTTTTGCCATACTGTCAGCGGCTTGCTGCGCTGGTATATCAAAAGCAACACCCATCTTTGCCATGACTTCGGTGAAGTGAACCAAGTCTTTTTCTGCGATACCCAATTGACCGCCGGTAGCGGTAACAGCGGCCAGCTCTTCAAAAGTCTGCGGTATCTGCGTTGTCAGCGCCTGTAGCTCTTTACGCATATTTGCCAAGCCATTGCTTGAGGCAAAGTCTACAGTCTTATCAATCTCAGCCATCGAGCTTTCAAACGACATCGCTGTCTTTAATGATAATGCACCCATACCGGCAAGCGCTGTACCAACAACCAATGCCGCCTTGGTGGCGCTCTTACCTATTTGCCCAAAACTGGTGCTAGAGTTTTCTCGCGCTCGCCTGAGCTCATTATTATATCTGGCAGTATTTGCCTCCATAATAATTTGGATTCTACTCAATACCGACGCCATATCGCCACCCTATGATTAATTGTGATTGTTTTGCTGATTGACTTTTGATTTTAGGAAGTCTTTTAGCGCGGCTGCTTGAGCTTGTGCTTGCTGTTTGGCGTCTTGTATCCGTTGCTGTTCTTTTTGTTCAGGCGTTTGCAAGTTATAATCAAACAGCATAAAGTCTTCGACGCTTAGCTTTTCCTCACCGCCATAATTCTGCTTGCGCAAAGTGGCAAACTGTATATCTAAAAACTTCCCACCGAACGGCTCTACGTACTCATAAAATGCTTGCCACTCTGTTAGCTCTTTTGATGTGATGTTGTCATCAATCCAAGCCACCGACTTGCTCAAATGAGCGGCAAGTCGAAACTTAAATATACGTAGCGGGTGGGCGATTAGTTTTTTGCAGCTTCTTCTTTTGCCTCTGGTTGCAGGGCGTTGATGTCGCTTGATGCGTCGAAGACTTTTGACACAATGGCAGATGGAAAGCCTTTGACCATTTCCAAGTCGTCATCGTTAAACTCTAAAACACCATTTTCATCACACACTGAGTAGATAAATATCACAGCGCGGACGCCGTTGTTTTTTTGCTCTTTTTGCATTTGACGCTCTAAGCCTTCACGCTCAGCAGCAGTCATCACCTTAATAAACACTTCACCAAGGTCGGGAATCTCAATGGATTTGACGCTGGTTTTTAACTGCATAAAGTCTGCTTTGCTCAGGATTTTTCTTGATTCTTTTGTGCTCATATTGCTGCTCACTTATTAGTTAGGGATAATAAAAAAGGAAAATAAAAAGGCGTAGAGCCGGTTAGACCACTACACCTATAAAATTATTGCGCGAAAACCAACGACTAGACTGTTGGTGTTACTTCTGAGCTGATAACCAATACGCCTTCAACTTTTAGCATGTCCTTTTGCTCAGCGACCAAGTTAAACTCTTTGATCATACCGTCAAAGATAAAGCCTTCACCGGCAGCATCTATAAAGGTAATCTTATTTTTCAGCGTCGTATTGTTATTAAAAGCCGCTTTCAGCTCCATATGCTGAGGATCAGTCGGCATGTAGTACAAAGTAAACGCTATTTCTGACGTTTCGCGGAAGTTGGCCACTGCGTTCACAGTAGACGTGGCATCAGTAGGCGTCACATCCACCACTGTTTTGGGTAGATTAGGCATATCCATGCTGTTCAAAAACTGCACTTGGTTAAAAGTGGGCACATCATCGGTTGCAATACTCCAGGTGTACTGCGTGTTTACCAGCTTATCGGTTGAAATAGCCATATTTGTCACTCTCTCATTTGTGGGCGTTATATCTGAGGCTAATGCCTGAGATTGCATAATAGCGGTTGCTACGTTTGTTTAATTGGTTTGCCAGATATGGCATTCGATACTTTGTCTAAATAGCTTGGCGTCGTCCTCATACATATATCGGCGACTGTCATAGTGAAAAGGCTGCACGTTATTTTTAAGTATCTCAATCATCTGATTCGTCGTGTCTTCACAGCCATCATAATTGCTGTGATAGACATCCAACTGCAAGTAAGCCATCTCGCGACCGGTATAGCCCATGATGACGTTGGTGGCATTGGTGTTTAGTACGGTATAGACCAGATAAGGCAACCCTTTCTCAGAGTCAGGTCTGACCAGTGGATAGACCTTATTTTCAAACAGCGCACTTAGGTGGCTGTATATCACCTCGCTAGCTTTCATTGTTTATCCTTGTTAGCCAATCAGTACCTTATCGATCTCAACTTTCCATTTTTCTTTAAACTTATTCACACCTTCTTCATGCTTGCTGTCTACGGCAGGTCGCAGGAAGGGCGCTGCCGCCATCTTGCTAGTGCCATTTTCTATAAAGTACCAATAGAATGCCTTGCCAGATATGTAGATGCCGACCGCGGGCTTTTCGGTATATCTCATTTGCTTGGAGCGTATATTCTTTTTGAGCAGACCTGTTCTCTCTGGGGCGCGGGCCTTTGCTTCTTTTTTGATAGGTTGGATGCCAGCATTAAGGGCTTTCATCATCACCTTTTTTTTGGATGTATCCGCGAGTCTGTCAAACTGACTTTCTAGCTCATCCAAGCCTTCTATTCTAAAATCGACGCTCATAATGGAATCCTAGATAACAAAAAGCCCCATCAAATGACAGGGCTTTTTTTGATTGGTTTATAGATTATGTGGCGATGGGCTGACTCAGCATATCGCGTACTTTGCCTAGTTTAAGGTTGATAGGGAGAGCAAGTTTTTAATCACAAGCGCCTGCTAGTTTAGCGCCATATTCTGCTTGCTCTTTCGTGTATTTATCACCCGCTGAAGACGACAACTGAGTCACTAAGCCCTCACATGAAAATCCTGTAAATGATAAGTAGTTCTCAGCGGACCTACCTGCTTGCTCATTGTAGTCAATATCCATGCTATCAACCGCAATAGTAGCGTCGTCAATATTGTAACCATCGCCAGCATCAGATGATAACTGGTTGATTAAACCATCTCGCGAAAAACCCTGAAAACTAATATAGTTTTTAGCCGATCTAACGGCATTTTTCTGCTGATTAGTCATACCATTGTCTTCTGCGACCACCTCAGTTTCAGAAATCATGGGCTCAGCGACATCAGCCGATGTCGTCGTTTGTGCCACTGTTTTTTCTGCGTCATCTGAGCCAAAGATAAGCCCAATGATAAACAGCGCAACAACAATAATAATTATCCACTTAATTATCTTTTTCATATCAAACATGCCCATAACAGTAAAATCAATAGACAAGTATATTACGAGTGACAACATTAATCTAGCAATCACAGAAACAAAGTAGAAATATTAGATGCTTTTTAACATTAAGGTTAAATGCTCACGACCGCTTCTAGCATCGGCTAATGGTTCGCCATTTATCTCATAGCGCTTGCCGTCATGTTCCAATTGCATAGTGCTATCGATGTCCGTGCGGTAGCGAATGACGCACCGGGCGATGGTTTGACTGCCGGCAGCTTGAGCGGTCAGCACATCTTTGACGCTTAATGGCTCCATAGATGCCCACAATGTCAAATATGTCGTCCATACTGGTGGCAATACAGCGCCAGTAGGCGAGCGGCCACTGGTTTGTTTGAGTACAGTGATACGCTGCCGCAATCTACTCGCTTTTGTATTAGCTTGCTGTTGCGCTACGAGTGCTCTCATAATGGCTCCTAAGTAACGACAGGGGTGCGATATGGATAGAGTAGGGCAACCACTGGCTGAGGTAGATAGTTGCCATTGGTTGGGGCTGTGTTATCCACGTTGCGGTTATCATCGAAGTACCCAACCAGCATCAGCGCAGCCACTTTGATATCGTCATGCCCCGTTGCTGGTGTGTCTTTATCGATATAGCGATTGATAGCAGAGTCGGCGGCAGCGATATACATCGTTAGCGTCGCATCATTAGCATCATCATCATAGCGCAGGTGATGTTTGACCTCCTCAAGTGTTACCCATGCCATCATCATCCCCTTTTGTGTCGTCGTTCGCTGCTGGTGTTTTAGTAAATGGATTGTCACTAGCGTCACGCTTAGCGATAGCAGCGAGGCTAAAGTTCTGCTGCTGAATCATGGGGCTTTCACCACCAGACACAGCGGTATAGCCGATTTTGGCCCGCGCTTCATTCGGTGATAGTATCGAGCCGCCGACCGCTTTGGTTAGATATTCCATCTGACTGGACGAGTCCATTCTTAACAGTCCATCAAGACAAAACTCGGTTTCAACGCCGTTTTCTAAATCCAAGTGCTCATTAAGCAGGTTTTCGATACTCTCAAGATAGTGCTGTAGGCAGTCGCTATAGTAGATATCGTTATAGTCGCCGACTTTACCAGCGGGCGGCGGTGCCAATCCGACTTTAAACGCCGGTACACTAAACGCGGTACATATAATCTCACCTGACAGCTTGAGTTGCTCAACCAGCTGCGCATCTTGTGCGGCGACCGATATCGCTTGGTACGTCACCCCATCACTAAGCACGGCGGTGCGCCCTGTTCCAGTGCCAGAGTAATTGGCGTTCCACTTTTTGCTCATATCTTCTGATGTTTCTTTGGTTATTGCCCCTGGTGTCACCAAAATACCTGATGGACGCGATGCATTAGCAAAGAAAGCATGGGCGTTACGCTGGATACTGACGCCTTGACTCGCGGATAGAGCACAAGCCGTAATAGGAGACAAGCCAACTAATGGGTGATAAAAGCAGTTAAAGCGGTCATGGATAATCTCAGACGCTGGGACAATAATGTCATCAGCTAAGTTAAACAATCTATCGCGGCGGACTTGATAAAACACATTACCATTTGGGTCAACAAGTGGCTTCACGCGCTCAGAGTTTAAGATAAGCAGCTGCCATATATCGCCATATATGTCGCGTACTTTCCACACATAGGTATTGCCGTGTGCCGTTTTTTGTGAGGCCCAGCATTCAAAAAACTGCTGCGTGTTTTGGTAGTGATTTGGTTTGGCCAATAGCTTATTGGCGCGGCTTTTGGTTTCTTGACTGACGCCTGCAACCTTTTTTTTGGTCTTTATTTTGAGCTTGCCGATGTCGCGAGTGATAAGCGACATACAAGCAAATACCGCATGATGGCGCATTTGGTCGTTTTTGCTGACTTCGATTTCTTCATTGCGTTGCCATGCGCCGGTGAATGGCTCATGTATCGTGTGCCAAACATCACCATTGACAGCCTGGGCGGTGTTTGCTGATTTTTTGCCAGCTATCCAATCAATAAACTTGCCCATAATGTTTACTCTTTATCGGTTTTAGTTGTTGCTTTAGCCTTTGATTTTGTTTTAGGCTTTGGCTCGGTTGGCTCGGTTGGCTCGGTTGGCTCGGTTGGCTCGGTTGGCTCGGTTGGCTCGGTTGGCTC